CCTTGATGCCTTCGAATTTCAATGCGATGGTGGCGTCGTCGCCTTTGGATACCGGCTCTTCCACCAGGTAGGCGCCGGCCAGTACGTAGACTTTGCCGTTGCTGAATTCGCACGTCACGGTCATGTCGGAACCAGCTACCAGCTGCTTGAGCGGAAAGTCCGCGGTATGCAATGCCGTCACTTTGAACGACGGTGCGATGTCGGTTTCCTTGTAGAAACCCGGTACGACGCTTTCCCGTTTCACGGACATCAATGGTGCTTCACAGCCGCCGTTGATGGTCAGTTGAGCGCCGTCCACTTTGACGTAGCAGGTGCCCGCAATCAGTTGACCCATGGTGTTTCTCCCTTCAAATAAAAAGCCCACACGCGGTGGGCTGAATTCACACAGTCTGTACCGTCAAAAGCAGCGATCACGCCGCGTCGTCGTACTGCAGACGGAATTGGTTGAGCAATGCGAACACGCGCAGGCCGTTGATGTAATCCGGTGGGAACAGCACGTTCACGCGGCTCGGATCCTGGGTGTCGCGCTCGACGATCAGGTGCTCGGCGAACAACTCGGCGTTTTCCACGTGGCCTTCCAGTTCGAGCTTGGCGTACTGGGCAATCAGCTCACCGCGAATAGTGCTCGGGGTGACGATGGGCTGGCCGGCGCCGAAACGGGTGCCGTCGGAGGCCAGTTTGTGGCGACCGTATTTGCTGGTGATCACACTTTGCAGACGACGCACAATGAACGCCGACTGGTGCATGGTTTCGCTGTCCAGGTAGGAATTGTCGGCCTGGCCGTAGGCATTCTTCTGGTAGGTGGTAATCGAACGCTGAATGCGCACGTAGCCGCCTTCGTAATAAGCGGTGGCAATGCCATAGTTGAGCAGCGATTGACGCTCGGTCAGGGTAAAACGCTCGCTCGCAGGCGCGGGGTCAAGACCTGGCAGGCTACCGCTTTGGGTCGGACGGCTGGCGTCGGCAGAGATGAACACCGAAGTGCGCGCGGCCAATGCGGCGGCTTGAACCCAGAACGGCTGCGGAACGCCCGGCTCCAGCGCCTGAAGGGTCATGTGCTGATCGTTGCGGGCCTGACCGGCAGCAACAAGGGTACCGATGGTGCCGCGCTTGGCGCTGTAAACGTGACCGAACAGTTGCTTGGCCCACGACCAGCGACCGGTGCTGTCATCCATGACCGCTTGCCAAGTGTTGAGCGTCGACAGGTCAGACCATGGCATGCAGATAAACTCGAACGGTTCGTCGCCCAATGCGGCCACGGCGTCCACTTGATCCGGAACACCCGCGCCGCCGGTCATGGCGGTGATGGCCGAAGTCAGGCCGGCCGGCGTTTCTTCGCCATTGGTCTTGCCCAGGCGATTGAGTTGCAGGCTGATGTCGTTGCCACTGTCGCCTGTCCACTTTGTGCTCAGGGTAACCACACCTTCTACCGCGGCAGCGCTGACCGGCAGATCGGCAGCGGCATTGATTTTCAGCGCCAGCGTCGTTGCCGCTTGAGCAGCCGTTGCGCCATTGACGATGGCCGCTTGAACACGAACGCCGCCGACGTACAGATTGAGCACACCGCTTTGTGTCGCCGTGCCAGTCAATGTCAGCACACCTTTGGCGATGGCACCGTCGGCATTGTGCAGCGGCAGGCACCAAATCTCGCCGATCGGGTCAGTCTTGCGCCAGGTCTCATACATCGAGGCGAGCATGGAGCCTTGGCCACCAGTGCTTTTGGCCAGAGCCACACTGGATACCAGTACCAGCTTGCCAACATCCGTCGGGGCAATGTTGTCGTTGACCTGAGCGACGATCAAACGGCGCATGGCCGACGACGCACTATTGGCTGCCGAATTGTCCATCTCGGCGTAGAACAGCGGAACACGAATGTCCGCGGGGATGTTGCTGAATCCGATCGCCATTATTTGGCTCCCTGTGGTTTTGCCGCTTTCACGGCTTTGGTAGTGATATCGCCATCAGCCAGACGTCGACGCCACCAGGCGTTGTCCGGCACTTCACGGCCCTCGAAGGGCAACAGATCGCCCGCTTCCGGGTCGGGCACGACACGGCCTGGGGCCGGCAGCACAGTGATGCGTTTGCTCATGGGGTTACGTCTCCAGAGAAAGTCAGTTCCAGGCGCCCATCGGGCCCCGGGCGTTTCAGATTGGGATCCGCAGGGTCGATCGCATCGACCCGCACGGTGGCCCCGGTAAAGGACGACAAAGCGTCCAGTTCACGTTCGTGCCAGCTTTCCGCAGGCTGACCGGGCAGATTGCGGCCTAGCTGGAACTCGGCAAAAAAATGCAGGCGATAGAGCGCCCGGCTGCTGCTGATGGAAACCAGTTCGCCGCCGTCGTACTCGATGCCGCTGTAATCGCCGCCGGGCTTGAAACCCACCAGCGCCCGCCACAGTTCGGCCCGAAGGTCGTGTAATAGATCCAGCGCTTTTGTAGGGTCGGTGGTGTCAAGCACCAGAACCACGTCGAAGCGGTCGCGGATCGGTTGCCGGAGCAGGTTTTGCGCGACGCTTTTGCCCGCAAGGTCGGCGCTCGGTACGACGAAGGCACAGGGTGTTTGCAGCGGCGTGTCCGCCTGCAACGAGGAGAGGTCGATGCCACCTGCCACACGATCGGCAAGGGTTGGGCATTGCTCACGCAGTTGCGAAATCAGTGGAGTGATCTTCATGGGTTTTCACCAGACATTAAAAAACCCGCTGAAGGCGGGTCAGAGTGAACGGTCCTGGCCGTGGGAAACCCGCATCCTTGCGGGTCGGATGCCGGTCGGCACCGCTGTTCGCCAATCCATTGGGCTTGGGTTATCGACGCGTGGTTTTCAGTGATCCTGGCCGGTGTCGCGCGGCGGCACATCGCAAACGCCAATCCGCTTTGCCGCCCAACGCTCATAAAGCCCGATGGAAACGTCGGCCCCGGCCATCGCTGTCAGGCAGCCAAACGCCCCCGCCGCCCAGATCGACATGCCGGCGGCGTACAGCAGCATGATCGCCGAGACCCCGCAGACCATGCAGGCCCCGGAGCGCAAGGCCAGGCGTCGCAGCAGTGACCAGCCGCGAGCGCCGTCCTTGTCGGCGCGCCACATTTCGCCGGACACCCCGCCCACCAGGGCAAGGACGATGACGAGCCAGATCGGCATGTCCAGCAACGCTAGTTGCTCGTTTGTCATGTCACGCCTCCGGGAGTGATTGATGAGTGGTTCTTTAAAACGGTGTTTTCTTGAGGTGCCTGATGGAAGGTAGGCATTCCAAAAAGCCCGGCATCGTTCCGGGCTTTTCAGTAATGCGGTCCTGCATTGACCTTTCGGCGCTACTGGCGCGGTACGAGTCCATTCCAATTGTTTTTCCGACCGCGGTCCCTGCCCGCCGGATAACTGCTTCTGGTGCTTTACGCTGCACACCCGGGTCAGTTGCCAACCCTCTGAACCGTTGAGGCCGGTCCATCGCTGCCTTTGTGGTGAAACCAAGAACTTCGTTTCGAGCTGCTTTGTTGAGCGGCTTGAGACAAAGATTATGCATGGACGCATATACAGTCAATGCATAAATGCATTTATTTAAGCGCTACAAATGCATTAGCGCATGAAAGCCCCACAAGCAAAGGCTCAGGCGGTTTTTGACAGGCGAAAAAAAACCCGCTCGATGGCGGGTTTTATCTGACGGCGGCGGGTTAACGGGCGTACATGCCCCACCAGAAGACGTGGCCGAGGATGACGATCTGCTCTTCCTGGATTTCCTGGAAGGTGTAGTCCTCGTCCGGGTGCTCATCCCGATTGAAGCTGCGCAAGCGAATGCCGGTTGGCAGGCGATAGAGCTGCTTTACCCGCAACTGACCGTTATGGTTGATTGCATAAAGGTCGCCATCAACGATGTCGCCAATCCCGCACTTGCCGGCGTTCACGCCAACGGTGGCGCCATCGCGCAGCACCGGCAACATGCTGTTGCCGCGCACCGTCACGCATTTGGCCTGGTCGAATTGCACGCCGTTGTGACGCAGGCTGCGTTTGCCGAAGCGCAGGCTAGAGCGCTCGCTCTCTTCGATGACGAATCTTCCTGATCCAGCAGCCAATTCAACCTCGCGAAGAAAGGGCACCGACACCTCGTCGTCATCGACGGGCGTATCGTCGTCCCACAGACTTATGTCCTTGAGTTCGGAATGCACTTCATCGCGCGCGGCATGGGCGGCAGGCGCGACATCGGCGCGGCCACGCAACTGATCAGTACTCACGGCGAAGTACTCGGCGATCTTCGAGATGTGTTTATCCGAAGGATCGACGATCTTCCCGCTAAGGATCCGCGAGAGTGTGGATTGAGGCACGCCGGTGCGTCGGTGAAGCTCCGTGGGGGAGATCCCGTGCTGATCGAGCAGTGCTCTAAGGACGGTAGAAACGTTGCGTTTTTGCATAACGCGCATAGTGCTTGTTCTTTTCGTCGAAGACAAATGCTGTTTTGCATAGTTCGTGCATATCCGCCGGAAAGGTGCCGTGGGGCTTTCATGCCTGCGTCGGGCAGACTGCCCATGGTAATCTTGCGCCCATCGCGGAAAAGCCGGCCCAATGCCCCTCCTTTTGCCCTACACCTTTCAACGAGTTTTCCTGAATTTCCAATGAATAAAGCCATCTCCGATCTGCCTTCCCACACGCCAATGATGCAGCAGTACTGGCGCCTGAAGAACCAGCACCCTGACCAGTTGATGTTCTACCGCATGGGTGACTTCTACGAGATCTTCTACGAAGACGCGAAGAAGGCAGCCAAATTGCTGGACATCACCCTGACCGCCCGTGGGCAGTCGGCAGGGCAAGCGATTCCGATGTGTGGGATTCCTTACCACGCCGCGGAAGGTTACCTGGCGAAACTGGTCAAGCTCGGCGAATCGGTGGTGATTTGTGAGCAGGTCGGTGATCCGGCGACCAGCAAAGGGCCGGTGGATCGTCAGGTGGTGCGGATCATCACGCCGGGCACGGTCAGTGATGAAGCGCTGCTGGATGAGCGTCGGGACAACCTGATCGCTGCGGTACTGGGTGACGAACGCCTGTTCGGCCTGGCCGTGCTGGACATCACCAGCGGCAATTTCACGGTGCTGGAAATCAAGGGTTGGGAAAACCTGCTGGCGGAGCTGGAGCGGGTCAATCCGGTCGAGTTGATGATCCCGGACGATTGGCCAAAAGACCTGCCGGCGGAAAAACGTCGTGGCGTTCGTCGTCGCGCGCCGTGGGATTTCGAGCGCGACTCGGCGCTGAAAAGTCTGTGCCAGCAGTTTTCGACCCAGGACCTTAAAGGCTTTGGCTGCGAGAACCTGACCCTGGCCATCGGCGCTGCCGGTTGCCTGCTCAGCTATGCCAAGGAAACCCAGCGCACCGCCCTGCCGCATTTGCGCAGCCTGCGTCATGAGCGTCTGGATGACACCGTGGTGCTGGACGGCGCGAGCCGTCGCAACCTGGAACTGGACACCAACCTGGCCGGTGGTCGCGACAACACCCTGCAATCAGTAGTTGATCGCTGCCAGACCGCCATGGGCAGCCGCTTGCTGACCCGTTGGTTGAACCGTCCGTTGCGGGATTTGACCGTGTTGATGGCGCGCCAGACATCGATCACCTGCCTGCTCGACGGCTACCGCTTTGAAAAGCTGCAACCGCAGCTCAAGGAAATTGGCGACATCGAGCGAATTCTGGCGCGAATCGGCCTGCGCAACGCCCGCCCTCGCGATCTCGCTCGTCTGCGCGATGCGCTGGGCGCGCTGCCTGAGTTGCAAGTGGCGATGACCGAGCTGGAAGCGCCGCACCTTATTCAACTGGCCAAGACCACCAGCACTTACCCGGAACTGGCGGCACTGCTGGAAAAAGCCATCATCGACAACCCGCCTGCGGTGATCCGTGACGGCGGCGTGTTGAAGTCCGGTTACGACAGCGAACTCGACGACCTGCAATCGCTCAGCGAAAACGCCGGGCAGTTCCTGATTGATCTGGAAGCGCGGGAGAAAGCCCGCACCGGACTGTCGCACTTGAAGGTCGGTTACAACCGCATTCACGGCTACTTCATTGAGTTGCCAAGCAAACAGGCCGAGTCGGCACCTGCCGACTACATCCGTCGCCAGACGTTGAAAGGTGCCGAGCGTTTCATTACCCCGGAACTCAAGGCGTTCGAGGACAAGGCACTGTCGGCCAAGAGCCGTGCCCTGGCCCGCGAGAAGATGCTTTACGAAGCGCTGCTCGAAGACCTGATCGCCCAACTGCCACCGTTGCAGGACACCGCCGCTGCGCTGGCCGAACTGGACGTACTGAGCAACCTCGCCGAACGCGCGCTGAACCTCGACCTGAACTGCCCGCGTTTCGTCGACGAGCCCTGCATGCGCATCACCCAGGGTCGTCACCCGGTGGTCGAGCAAGTGCTGAGCACGCCATTCGTGGCCAACGACCTGAGCCTGGACGACAACACGCGCATGCTGGTGATCACCGGTCCGAACATGGGCGGTAAATCCACCTACATGCGTCAGACGGCGTTGATCGTGTTGCTTGCGCACATCGGCAGCTTCGTGCCGGCAGCCAGTTGCGAACTGTCCCTGGTGGACCGGATTTTCACCCGGATCGGTTCCAGCGATGACCTGGCGGGTGGCCGTTCGACCTTCATGGTTGAAATGAGCGAAACCGCGAACATCCTGCACAACGCCACCGAACGCAGCCTGGTGCTGATGGACGAAGTCGGTCGCGGCACCAGCACCTTCGACGGCCTGTCCCTGGCCTGGGCGGCGGCTGAGCGACTGGCGTATCTGCGCGCTTATACGCTGTTCGCCACCCACTACTTTGAGCTGACGGTGCTACCGGAGGCGCAACCGCTGGTGTCCAACGTTCACCTCAATGCCACCGAGCACAACGAACGCATCGTGTTCCTCCACCACGTGCTGCCTGGGCCTGCCAGCCAGAGTTACGGCTTGGCCGTGGCGCAACTGGCCGGTGTGCCGAGCGAAGTGATTGTGCGTGCTCGCGAGCACTTGGGTCGCCTGGAAGCCACCGCCCTGCCCCATGAAATTCCTGCGCCTGCCAAGGGCAAACCGGCCGCGCCACAGCAAAGCGACATGTTCGCCAGCCTGCCGCATCCGGTGCTGGATGAATTGACCAAGCTCAATCTGGATGACATGACGCCGCGCCGTGCGCTCGAAATGCTCTATACACTAAAGAACCGGATCTAACGCACTTGCCTGCAAGCTGTTAGAATCTCGCGCGGTTTGGGATGCTGCTGGCTAATAGCCTGGCCAGCAGACTATCGCTCCCGAACCTGGCGACCCCAACGTGAAGGGGCTCCGCTGCCGCCGCCTGAGGAGAAAATTAGAAATGACCTTCGTCGTCACCGACAACTGCATCAAGTGCAAGTACACCGACTGCGTAGAAGTGTGTCCGGTGGACTGCTTTTACGAAGGCCCGAACTTCCTGGTGATTCACCCGGATGAGTGCATCGACTGCGCACTGTGCGAACCAGAATGCCCTGCTGTGGCCATCTTCTCCGAAGATGAAGTTCCGGCAGAAATGCAGGAATTCATTCAGCTGAACGTTGATCTGGCCGAAATCTGGCCGAACATCACCGAGAAGAAAGACTCGATGCCTGACGCTGAAGCGTTTGATCGTGTCATCAACAAGTCTGTAGGCCCCAAGCTCAAAGACCTCGAACGCTGATTTCCGCGCGTTCCCGAAAAGGCCCCTAGCGGGCCTTTTTGCTTTTCTACAGGCAAAAAAAAAGGTTCTTCACGGATTACCGGGAAAGACGCTCTTGATCTTCATGAAAAAGAATTCGCTATCCCGGTAACCGTATGCCATCCGTTTGATGACCTTTATTCGATTGTTTATACCTTCCAACT